ACACCTAACGAAAAGCGCATGGCTATGAGTTACGGTAAGGACGAAGAAAATCCAGCTATGGACGACTATTACGTCCCAGCTAACCTACTGCCTCTTGGTAATAGCGATATGCCAGACCTTACTCCAGAGCCTATAGAGGACAAACCAGAGGAAAAGCGATTAGTAGCTGGTATGGTCGACGTATTCACTACGATTGCAGAAGCTAGAGAAAGAGCGCAAGAGATGGGCGGAGATGGATACCACGAACATATATTCGACGGCTTTACTGTTTATATGCCTTTTGAAACTCACGAAGAATACGAAGCTGCTAAGGATGGAAAGCTAGACGAGTACTATGGAGAACAAGACGCAGAGGAAATGGTAGTCGTAGTAGATGAGGACAGTTATCACGACGACGAGGACGAGGATAAAGTAATCCATAAGAATCCGCAAATCTCTGACAGAGTAGAGACAGCTTTAAGAAATAAAGTAAAAGACCATAACGATAAGTATGGAGATGACCCAGCCAAAAGAGCAACCTATGGAATGTTAGCAGCTTCTTTTAGAAGAGGCGTAGGTGCTTATAATACAAACCCTGAATCGGTAAGACCAAACGTTAACAATGCTGACCAATGGGCGATGGGTAGAGTCAACGGCTTACTATATGCTCTAAGGACTGGAAAGTTTCGTAATAAGCCATACGATACAGACCTACTCCCAGAGGAACACCCTAGGAGCAGTAAGTCTAAATCCAAAGCGGAAAGCTATGACAACTATCCTCAGGGAGCTACTAATAACGCCAAGAGAATGTTAGAATGGCGAGATAAATATGGCAGAGACGTAGTAGACGCTGGAACTCCTACTGGCTGGAGGAGAGCCAATCAATTAGCTAACAGAGAGGCGCTTTCCTTATCAACGGTCAAGAGGGTTTATTCTTTCCTTAGCCGACACAAAGATAACGCCAAAATCGACCCTCGATATAAAGGTGAACCTTGGAGAGACCGAGGCTATGTAGCTTACAATTTATGGGGTGGGGCTGCTATGTTTGACTGGGCGAAGAAAATATCCCAAAACGAATAAATGAAAGTTAGCGACAGCTGGATAACCGAGTGGAGTAAGCAGCTGAATACTGGAGAGAAGTCTGAGGTATTGGCTGTAAGGAGGTATTACCAAGAGCAATACAACCAAGGCTCGGATATGTTTATTTCTACTGGTAAGACTTCCCAGTTTACAGAACTTTTTAAAACAAAAGATTTAGAAAATCTCTATAGGTCAATTTATGTAAACATTGGTCTAAGATTTGCTAACTGGTATGCTAAGAATAACGAAAGACTAATAACCAAATCTATAAATCCTAAAGACTATTCCGATATATGGGAGCAAACATTTGCGACAGAGAGCCAAAGAGTGGCGGGTGCGAGAATTGTACTTGTTCAAGGAACCGCCAAAGCAGAACTGGAAAAGAACCTAAAAAGGTTAATGAGAGATGTAGACTTTCAGGCTCTAGGCGCCCAAGAGAAAGCTCGGATTCTAAGAAGTAGATTTAATAAGATTAGCCAGTACCAAGCTGAGAGAATCGTAAGAACAGAAGCTACTAATGCTGCAAACCTAGCAACCGAGAGAGCCGCTTTAGATATTTACGGAGCTAAGTCTCTACAAAAACAATGGATAACGGCTATAGATGGGAGAGAACGCCCAGCTCACAATGCGGCTAATGGTCAGATAGTAGATTTCGACGATTACTTTTTAGTAGGTGGAGAACAACTTAAAAGAGCTGGAGACCCAAGAGGCTCGGCAGCTAATGTAGTTAACTGTCGTTGTGCGATGGCTCCTGTCCCAAAAGACGACGCTCAGGTAGAACAGCCTTTAAGTGGATTTGCTTTAGGATTAGCAGCGGAAGCAATATCCTTACAAGGTGAAAGAATCGTAACTCAGAGAAAACCCTCTACAGATATATCCGAAGAATTAGACGGAGAATAATTATATAATTAAATTAATATCTTTGCAATATGAATTCAATTATCTATAAGCAGTCTCCAATGGGAGACCTAATAGACGCCGACGAGAAAGCTGGAGTAGTTAAAGGCTACGCTTCAGTCTTTGATAATAAAGATTCAGATAATGATATTATTCGTTATGGCGCCTATAAAAAAACAGTAGCCGAAAACGGTAAAAGAGTAAAGTACCTCTACCAGCATGACATGGACAAGCCTTTGGGCAAAATGACTATGTTGGAGGAGGATAACAAAGGACTAATGTTCGAGGCGCAAATAGCTAAAACTCGTTTAGGTTTAGACGTAATAGAGTTAATTAAAGCTGGGGTCTTGACTGAGAACTCTGTAGGTATTTTACCAATCCAAAAAGAAATGGTTGACGGAGTTCGTAACATTACAGAGGTAAAGCTCTTTGAGGTTTCCGCTGTCACCCTTGCGGCTAACGACCAAGCTATGATATTAGACGTTAAAGGAAACTTTAACAGAGACAAAGCGTTAAAACGCTATGACAATATGGCGAAGCTAATTCGTAAAGGAGATATTTCCGACGATTTAGGTTACGCCTTAGAAGCTGAAATTTTGAAACTCAAGTCTTTGTTTGCCAGTTTGTCTACTCAGCCAACCGATTTAGAGGTTACTGAGCCAGTAGAGGTAAAGAACGAGGAGAGCGAAATTTATAACTATATTTTATCAACCCTTAAAAAATAAGTGATGACTGAGGATATTAAAAATCAGTTAGACCAGATTGGGAATATCGTTGATGAGAAAATCGAAAAAGCGTTTGGTGCTGCTCAAGACAATGCCAAAGGTGAAGTAGAGGCTTCTCTAAAAAGCGAGATTTCTAATTTGACTAATGAGTATAATGAAAAATTCGAGGCGGCTACAAAAAGAATGGACGCTATCGAAATGGAGTCTAAAAAGACTCTAAGCGGAGCAACTCGCAAGAGCTTTAAAAGTTCTATCGAAGAAGCATTAAAAGACGGAGCTATCGAGGCTATGGTCAAAGGTAACTCTAATGCTGCTCGTTTTGAAATCAAAGCTGGAGATATGACTATGGCTAATACTTTTACTGGAGTAGTAGCTGGAGAAACTATCATTCCAGACGTTAAGTTTGACCCAAGCCGTTCTGTACATATTCGTACTTTAATCCCTAACGGTTCTACAGACGCTCAAACTATTAGATTCCCTAAAGAATCTGCTTACGACGATGGAGCCGCTGCAACTGCGCAAGGTTCTGCCGTAGGACAATCTGACTTCGACCTTACAGCTACTTCTGTAAACGTTGAAAAGATTGGTACTTTTATGAGAATTACTGAAGAAATGTTAGCCGACACACCTCAGCTAACAAGCTACTTATCTGCAAGAGTTCCTAGTAAAGTTCTTTCTAAAGAGGACGAGGAAATCCTAAGCGGAGACGGTTCTTCTCCAAACCTAGACGGTCTTTTAACTGACGGTACTGCGTTTACTACTTCTTCTGGCGGATTATTTTATCAGTCAGTAGAGAGCGCTAACGAATTTGACGTTCTTATTGTAGCGTTAAACCAATTAGCTCTAAGTAACTACCAAGCGGATACTATTATCATTAACCCAACAGACTTCCACAAAATTGTATTGTTGAAATCTACGGCTAATGAGTACTTGAAAAATCAAGTAATCCAAGGTATCCAACCAGCTATCAACGGAGTGCCAATCACTTTGTCGACTGCTATGCCTAACGGTAAATTCTTAGTAGGTAATCTAGCTCAAGCTACTCAGCTTTGGATTAGAGACGGTCTTGGTGTTGAGTTCTCTCGTGAGGATTCTACTAACTTCCGAGATGGATTTGTTACTGTAAGAGCGCAAGAAAGAGTAGCTCTTACTAACTACCAGCCGAACGCAATTATTCAAGGTACATTTAGCACAGCTAAAACTGCTCTTGAAACTTCATAATTGTAGTTTTGTTTTTGTTCAAAAGAGGGTAACTTTTTGGTTACCCTTTTTTATTGACCGAATATTTAATTTAAAAAAAACTTTAAATAATGTTTGGTAATTAAAAAAATGCTTTTAATTTAGTATTATAATTAACTAACTAAATAATTTATATATGAGAGATAATAATGATTTTTGGGACAGTATTGACTTAATGAGTCCCTACGATTTTTTCAAGAAGAAAAACTGGAATTTTACTAAAAGGTTAATAGGCTATTCAGCTGCATTAACTTTAGCCTCGGTAGCTTTCTGTTATTTATTTGTAGCTTTATTGGTTTGGATTTGGTATTAAATGAAACCTATATACGCTAGATATTTTCTAATAATAATGTTTTCCCTCTGGGCGTTTAGATTAGTAAT